ATGCATATTTTGGATCTTTCATTATATATGGTTCTGCTTCTGACCATCGGTTTCCCATTACCCCACCAGCATACTCATATGCATAATATGGATCTTTCATGATGTAAGGTTCTGCTTCTTTCCATCTGCCTTCTATTACATCTCTAGCATACAGAAATGCATATCCAGGATCTTTCATTATATATGGTTCTGCTTCTTTCCAGTTACCTGTTAGTCTTGCTTCTTCATATGCGAATGATGGGATTTCAAACCTATCTTTATAGCCATATAATGTCTCTGGGTTTGTGTGTTTGCTGTATAAATTCATCGGACTATAGCATCCCCGGAATCTTGGTCAAACAACACCCTAATCTGTTCTGTATCAACCCCAGGAAGTATTATTACATCCAACGATAACACCATCCCATTATGCTGTGAATGATAATTAACGTCCTCTAACACAATCCTCGGATCAGTGTTAATCAACCGTTCAATTTCCGAAGTTACTCTTCGTTCAACATCAACCGTATTAGGTTCAAACAAGTAGTTCCATATAGTCGTACCGTATTCTGGCTTACCAGGTAATTCTCCTTCTCTGATATTCAACATATTAGTTAAATTACGAACCACTAACTCTCTATCAGTCAATGTAAATTTTTTGTGTTTGCTTATTGTGCTGAAACCTTTATACATATTAATACTCCGGCGGTGGTACTTTGCCATTATTTATTATATTTACTATTTCTTCATCAATAGCAGTTCGTGGGAATTGTTTCCTAACATCAATGCCACTACGATCCCCATACGGCTCGTGAGTCGGCGCTTTGGTAACAATACTATCAATCTTTTCAGGATCAGATACCCATTTTTTGTCATATTTCACATCAGCAAACTTCGTGAGCGGGATCGACGCAACAGATAATGTAGGTGCATCTTGCCAATCAATCCTTGGTGCTACAACCGCATAATTCCCGCCAGCGTTGGTAGTTGTTTGTCCACCAGAAACGGTAGCAATAGTGCCATCACTCTTTACACCTATCTTCATCGTTGATTCAATCGTCACTGACTCTTTGCCTTTTATATTAAAATCTCTGCCAGCATACATATTAATATCATCCTCTGCATGTAAATTAATACTCCCCTCCGTCCGAACATTCACACTATTAGAACTATATAAATCAACAGTTCCTTCTTTGCCAAATTCTAACCACGATTGTCCATTAGCATGCGTAATATAAAAAGTATCACCATCATCACTCATCGTGATTTGATGCCCTTTGCTAGTTCTAATGCGAATATGCTGACTCTTGCCCTCTAAATCCCCATCATCCATCACAAAAGTGTGTCCTCCACGTCTACCAATGACTTTCATATCATCCAATTCAACTGTATCAGATTCTAATTCCTTTTTAATCTCGTTGTCTTTGTACCCAGCAGCATATACTGGTCTGCCGGGTGTGCTTATACCATAAACGGTACTTGGACTCTCTCGTTGGGCAGAAGAGTTAATCGGCCCACGAATCGCATCATCTTCCAAACCCTGTTGATGCATTGTTGACTCAACAGATGTATGCTTTGGCTTTTCTAAATCATAAAATCTCGGATCTTCATTCATCTCCTTGTTTTTATGGTTTATCGTGGTTTCATTATTAGCAATACCAGGAACCATATTCAATAATTCAACAGATGGGATACATCCTACATAATACCCATAGTTTGGATCACCGTTCACGAAAAAACACAATACCTTTATACCAACATCAGGAGGTGTAAACCACATCCCATACGAATTACTGTTACCAGGATATGTGCCAACATCCTCAGTTGTTCCTGAATGGGGTGTTTCCCCATAGAACGGAGACATATAACTCACCGTCCTCCATCCAGTTGGGTCTTTTTTATCTAATTTACTGAACCCTTCTATGTATACTTGCAATCGTCCTGCACGAACTGGATCATTGTTATACATTACTTCGGCTATAAATGGACCACGATCAGACAATGATGCATTGCTATCGGTTCTAAATACACGCCCCCCACCTTTATTACTTGCTATATTATCTGGCATTAGTCATCTTTTACCTGTTGTGCTTCGTATCTTGCATCTTCTTCATCTTCCCGTTGTTCTCTTGTTAACTGATTCTCTAGATGTGTTGTTACTAAATCCTGTGTTATTATCCTAGCTTCGTCTGCTGTTTTAGGATCAGAAGCATGATCACCCCAATGAACCGTTCCGTCAGCATCAGTAGTAGTTATAGTGAATGAGTTCTTCTCTGCTGATTGCTTCTCTAATTGGTCAGCCGTGGGGAATAACATCAATGTTCCTTCCAATGATTGTGTGAACTTACCACTCGCAAACTTACTAGTGATTATATTCGCCCTGTATATTAAACTCATTCTACTTTCACCAGGAATACCACTTCCTACCTGCCTACCATAGTTATCCTTGCCTACCTCTGCCAACCCATTCATTGCATTATAGTCAGTATTGGTGTTGTAATTTATGGAAAATAATACTTCCGATGCATCATAGTTCACTGATCCATCTTGCATAAATGGGCCTAAACCAACCTCTTCTAATGCTACATGTGGACTATAAAAAACTTCACTTTGGGCAATCCAATCTGGATCACCAACTATATCTATCTTCGCATTTGCTTGGTCACTAGGACTATACAAAATACTTGCTGCATTATCTGCTGATTTATTACTTCCACCTTTGCCACCAATAGAACCTTCTGCATCACCAGGTAAATAGTACCGTTTTGTCAATTCCCTTGCATTATTCTGGCGTACTACAACTGGTTCTTGTGCACCCATCGTTTGAAAATACAAATAATTGTATTCCTGTTCAAAGTTTAATACTTCTGTATTTTTACCAGTAAACCAATAATCATACGATTTATGAACTCCTCTATAGGTAGAGGGCGAGAAGTTTTCTGCTTTTATATCATTTACAAAATATCGAGTAACAACATATGTTATCTTGTATGCATAATCATGCCGTTTGTTATCATATTCCAATGGAACTATCTGTGTTCTAATTTTGAACCACTGAAATACCCCACCTGGTTTTTGTTTTAATGCTTTTCCTTCCTCGTCAATTATAACAGTTTGTTGATTAGATATATATGTGCTTGTTCTAACTGCTAGGTCAATGAATTCAGCAATCTTCATCCCAGCTGGGACTGAGAATACTTTTTTGTCGTTATTTACAAACTTCTTAGACTCCATATACTTGTCAATTGCACGTTCATTATAATAATTATTCTGCATCGGTGTATTTTCTAGCCCCCCCAGGTTTGCCACCGATTCATTAGCTATTGAATATCCATCACCCGTCTCTTCAAATTTTATTTCATAAACGTTAGCATGTTCAACCACCATTGTTTCAACTAGTCGCTTCTGCTCTGCATTCAATGCACCAACTAACCCTCGTGTCACAATTTTATCTGTCGCTTTCACGGGCGGGGTTGTTGAATTGCCATTTAATGCATCAGCAACTAATAAGGTATCACCACCAAACAATTGGTTTAGTGTTTGCCCTTCTAACTCAACATTAAACAATATACTAGCGTTAGCAACATTATTTGGCAAATGTGTTTGTGGACACACAGCCCTACATTGATAATCAACTAACCCATTATTAATAGCAAATTTAATCTCAGTAAATTGGAATGGTATGAATTTCTCTGACACCGTTGACGAATCAGTAGTATCAGTGGCCATTCCTAAATCCTTTGCACTTAATGCATTCCCTTGTTCATCATACCCGTAAAACCTAACCACCATTAAGTAGTTTTGCGATGCATAATTAATTCTATCCACACTAACACCCTTGACAATGTTATAATCTTGAACCATCTTATGCAACCGATCCAAGAATGATAACCCATTGGGTTCAGTAATTTTAAAACTCATCTCAAAGGTATTATGCGCTGAACCAGTAGATGTGCCAGATACTAACCCTTTGAATTCAATATCATCCACATAAAAATCCAAATCAAACGCTGAACTTCTTACTGCGCCGAAATTACTGGTTGGGTCAGTATTGTTTATTCCACCACTCTGTAATATTAAAGGCAATCCCTTTACTGATTTCTTCCCTGTGGATATCATTTGTGCATATTCTTGTGCACCCATCATATACATACTGACGGAGTAAGTATATGATCCAAATTTCTTAAATGGGTTCTCTTTTGCTGATATTTTTTCTTTAAACTCACCAGCTATCACTGTCCCATTAGCAGTTGTCTCATCTTTAACCGACACAGGTTCTTCTTTATTTGGTATAGTAGGTGATTCAGTGCCTGTATTACTAGTTCCGGCCCCATCTACATTCATAGTAGAGGATGGTGGGATTGCATTATCTATATTGGGGATGTTTGCGTTTGAAGAGAAC